ACTGGATGAACATCGTTGTTCGGGTCTCGCAAACAATTGTGCAAGTTTAAGAACTCAAGCATCTCCGTCTTCGAGGTGGGAACATCGATCTCCCACCAGTCCTTACCAAAAGCTTTCTTCGCATCCGATTGGGTCCCTGCCCAACCACCTTTTTGATCATAGTATAATCTCATTCTATACTCTCCACTACTTCAGCACCAATTTGTTTTGCGTACATTTCTAAAGCAGGTAAGCAAACCATGTACGTTTCATCCGATGTAAAGGTTGCAACTAAATCTTTCGCTGAACCGTAATCAAAATAAACTTTAACCATTTTTTTCTCCTACTCTACAAAATGTAAATCAAAACTATAGTACGGCTCACAATAGCCCCACTTACAATTAGGCATCTGCAATGACGCATGCACCGCCCACTCATATGGCCCTGCCTCGAAGCCCACGCTCCAATACTCACCATAACCTCGATCCTTGGTCTGCTTTGGGTTGTCGATACGAATCTCAATATCGGGATTTATACCTAGGGCCTTGGCCCACTTGCACAACGCTTTGTACAAACCCTTTGCGGCTCCTGCCTTGGTCTTATACTTCTCGGGGTTCCAATCTATGACCATGGTCCCCTCTTCCATACAATCAATCGCTAACATTATATCTCCTCTCTTTGACTGTTCAGGTATCCCAATTCTTTAATAACGGTATCCTCACAGATGTTGGTGGCGGATGTCACTCGCTCGATCCCCATCTTCTCCGCAGTTTCAGTCATCTCGAACAATGCAGACAATGCATTCTGTAAAAATTCTTTCTTGTCCTTGCGGCTGTATTCGCCTTGTTCATTTTTCTTAGCAATTGCACCGTTGCCGATGTAAATGCCTGTTACCCAATCTGGGGTTACTTGTGGTGTCTTTACCATTTTTTAAAATACTCCTCTTGCGTTTTATATAGATGGGGACTTGTCAAAGGTTTGTCAAGTTGATTTGATAAAATAAATAAAAAAACTTTCTATATAATACATTTTGACCCCCCCTTACATAAAAAAAACTTTCTGAAAAACGTAAGAAAAACGTATTAAGCGTATTACAGATCGATAAACTATTTATATACAGAGGGTTAACCCCTATCTCTCATCCGTATTAAGAGCGTATTACAATACGTTACAGGTGTATTAGATCTTCTAATATGCCCTGATCCGATTTTTAAGAATGGTTTTTTTCTGGTGTTGGGGGTAAAAATCGTAATATAACAAGTCAGAATAATACGGTAGTAATACGGGTAATAACATTAGGAGACTAATGCGGTGGCAAAAAAAGACATAGAAGAAAAACACGAGCGGAAGCTTACGAATAGGCAACTAACTTTCGCAAGGCACATAGTCGAGGGCATCTATTCGAATGCCGAAAGTGCGAGGCAAGCAGGGTATTCTTCAGAACTGGCAAACGAAAGAGCATCTGTTTTGTTGAATGGTCGAGACTATCCACATGTTGTCGATCACATCAAAGAGCTTCGAGAAGAGCGAGAACGAAGGTATGGGGTGACAACCATCGGGCAACTCGAGCGACTGCATCAATTGTCTCGAGGGGCAGAAGAAGCAGGGCATTTTTCAGCAGCCATCAACGCAGAGAAAATAAGATCTGCCTTGGGTGGTTTGACCATCGATAGGCGCGAGAACATCAACACCGTTGACCAGATGACCCGAGACCAGATTGTGGCGCGGCTCGATGCACTTAGAAAACAATACCCACAGGTTTTTGAAATTGAGACAGAATACAAGGATATTACACCAAATGAGCAAGGGACCAGAGGCGAACTTTTGGAACACGATAAGGCAGAACTTGCCGAAGAAGTGCTTCGCAACGAGGATTGAAAACAAACATGGGGGCGGCGTTCCTGATGTTCACATGGTTTGGGACCACATACCTTTATGGCTCGAACTTAAAACAGTGAAAAACAACGCAATTAAAATTTCTGCCCATCAGATAGCGTGGCATATGGCGTATTACGCTCGAGGCGGTGCATCCTTTTTCTTGGTCAAGCACCTCCCGACAAGGCATCTATATTTGTTTGAAGGGTGCCAAGGACCTGATTTGCTAGCTAAAGGTTTAAGCAGCACCGTGGGCCAACGGTTCGAGGATCTAGGTTCGATGTTCGATGCCCTGCGGCCCCACGCGGCTGATATATTATCGGGCTCGAGGGACCAATGATCGAGGCTCTGCGGCCCTGCGGCCCCACGCGGCGAAATTCCTTGGGCGAGGCGACGAGGTACGAGGAGCCGAGATCCATGAACATGTGTCCGAGGAACGAGGACTCCATTTCTTTAGCGCGGGTACGCCGCGCAAGTGACCGCGTTTAGCGGCACACTATTTATGATAGTAGTAGAAAAGGGACCGAAGCCCCTCTCCCTGTTCATATTACACCTAAAAGAATTGCTGCTGACGTTACAGAGTTTGTGTTGCAGCATTCGCACAAACCCCGATCTTGATCCGGTTCCATTTCGGTTGAGTAGTTACAACCATCGTTCATACATATCGAGGGCATCAACCCGTCGTTCATGTAATCTTTAGCTAGAAGCCATGGGTCATCGTATCCCCAGTCCTCAGTTAGTTTGATTATCTTTTTGAATTCCGAACTTAGTTCTAGTTCACTCATCTTAATGCTCCACTATTGCGATTGACTTTGCTTGTTTATATCCAGCGCAAAGCTTACATGCTGTGCACTGAACGCGATGCCCCGCTTCTTTTGATGCTGGACAGATTGCCTCGAACTTGAAGTCAATGTCTTCTACCTTCGATACAACTCTGAAGGTACGTTGGTTAGCGGCCCAGTGTTGTTGAGCCTGTTCGTAATTATCAGCGGACTGCATTGCGATGTCTGGTCGCCAACCTGACTGATGACTGTATGCTGTCCAGTTATCGCATCTGACCAACAACTGTTCCCAAACGTAGGGTGGTGCAGCGGCAGGATCTCCGTATGTTCCAACTCGAACGAAGCGATCTCGTCCAAGTGCAACCCTTGACGTTTGACTGTCAGCGTCAGGATATACGCCACGTTGGAATGCTCTCCAGACGATTAGAACTCCCTGACCAAGGTTGACATAACAACGACGACCTTTGGCTTGCTTGCGGTTTGGATCAGTACTGACCTCGCCACGCATGGTACAGTCACCACAGATAGCAAAGTCTGAACCTGTCTTACTGGCTTCGAGAGGGTTGATGTCCCGACAAAGTATGTATGTCTGAACGACTGTGCCTGTCTTACGGTTACGGTTGGACAACGTTGCGATTACAACGATTGGTGTACCATCCAAGAGACTGGGTCCATTGTAGATAATACCTGATTTCATAATTACGTTCCTTCTGTTTGAAATCCGGGGGCAAAGAATGCCGCCCCCGGTAGGTTTGAATTACTTGAAGGATATGGTTGCTTCCAACTCTTTACCTTCGAGATGATTATTGACCATCGACTCGATCTCATACTCATGACTTGAGAGGTCGAACTCCTCCATGGCGTTGCTGATCCACTCGTCAACCTGCCATCTGTGATCCTCGATATCGAACTCGTTATCGTTATGACCCATGTCCGCGAGGCGCTTGTCGATCTCAGTGGCTAGTTTGTCTTGCAACAGTAGCCATATTGATTTGCTTAGAGCCTCGAAGAACTCGTCTTTGGATTCGGAAGTGATAAGGTTAGTTGTGTTTAGATCAGTCATTTGGATCCTCCTGTTTTGACTGTTGTACCGCAAAGTTGTAACCCATTGCGGCTGCTGTGATGAGATGAGGTCGATCATCACGATTGTGACGATCAACCCAATCCATCAACTCATCCCACGACATCGGGGTATGAAATAGATTCAAAGTGTCCAAGCTACGCTGTCTCCTTGTACTCAATAGGTTTATCGATGGTGTTCTTGTCCCAACCAACACTGCTCTCAATTTCTCGAACAGCATTCTGAAGAACGGCAGTCCACTCACGATGAGCGGTACGTTCCGTCGAGTACTTTGACGTCGCGTTGTCTCCTGCTTCTTGCAAGATCCGAACCAGTTCCTTGACCTCACCGACAGTTACTTCGATAGATAAAGGAATGTTTTGATACTGAGAGTAATTATACTTTGGCATGATAGCCTCCTATAAAGTTAACAAACACACACGATTCTTCGTGCGATGGCTCTTAACTCGCTACTCAAATGATCGTGCCGAGGAACGAGGGAATCGTAAAGGAAGCCGAGCGTCCCCGCTCGGGTAGTCAGTGGAACGGCGGTTTTTGCTACGTCTCAAAGATCTGACGTTTCGTAACTTTGACACTGACATTTGCATACACTTGCACCGGGCGAGGACACTACGGCCCGCAAGCCCGCAGCAAGTGGCGTGACGTTAGTTCGTCAAAGTTACGTTTCGTCTGAACTTTGTGATGTCGCGAATAACCGAGACCTTCCGACCCCAAAAGCCTATCTCTTTTGGGGTTTACGACATATCATTTGATAGCCACTCGGAGAGACAATCCGCACGGGGGATCATGTGTGTGTGTAGTTAGTCGGAGAACTGGTGCACCTGACGACACGGCAAACGGAAGAGGCTCCGCGAGGGTAGGCAGATGTGTAGTTGGACGAGCCTGAAGAATGAAGGTCGGGAGACGGAGCAGATGCTTGGACTCGTGGAGAGGGAATGTGCAGCCCGAGTCAGCGCACATATCGGTACGGTTCTGGTGTCTCTTCAACATTGATCAAACGGATGTCTCCGTTTGCCGATTGCGGTTAGGATACCGCACAGGCCGAAGGACTGTTATACTTGCGATAGGGATCGAAGCCCGTAGGGCCAAGACCTGAAGGGGCTTGGTTCACGAGAGCCCGGCCATCGTCCAGAAAAACAAAGGGGTCTAACCTAAAATATTCCGGTAGATAAACAGCTATACAACTATAGGTAAGCTAGAGACTAAGACCTTGTTGCTTTGTAAACCCATGTTGTATATTAATTAGGGGTTACTCTGGCGAAAACCTAGGAACGAAGAGAGTCCTCCGAACCCCACCACCCAATATTTGCGTCCCGCGTTGTTCTGTGTGCACCCTATAATGTTGGTTTTATAGATTCATTCGTGTATAATTTCGTTAGATGGGTATGGAGATGCTTATGACAACGGCTAGAAACTACAAATCAGAGTACAAAAACTACCATTCTTCTGATAAACAAAAGAAAAACAGGGCAGCTAGGAACGCGGCCCGTGCTGAGATGATTAAGAGGGGCAAGGTAAAAAAGGGTGATGGCAAGGATGTTACGCATAAAAACGGTAATCCTAGGGATAATTCATCCAAGAATTTAGGCGTTTTGGCTAAGAGTAAGAATCGCAGTTTCAAGCGAACACGCAGGGCAAAAAAGGCGCAAATACACTAGAAAAAAATCGCGGGTGTATTTTCGTTTGGGAATATAGTAGGGTGTTTTTATAGCCACAGGGGTTTTAGAATGTCAGAAGCAAACCGATACAAAATAGTCGCTGCACAGATGGCAGAGCGATATGGCGTAGATCCAGAAGTTTTTATACGTTTAATTGAGAGAGAAAGTAAATTTAACCCGTCTGCCAAGGGCACGAAGGGTGAGTTAGGATTTACTCAGATTAAGGCTGATACGGGAATAAACCCGGGTTATGGTGTTACTCCGATACAGGATCGGTTGAATCCAGAGGACAACTTACGTTTTGGAGCCGAGTATCTAGGAGCGTTGGTCAAGAACTATGACGGTGATTACAGCAAGGCATTAATGGCGTATAACGGTGGTCCGGGCAACGTGAACCGTGGATCTCCGTCCTCTGCTGCAAAATCTTATGCCTCTGACATTTTGGGAGGCAAGCAGGTTAAGCAGCCTAAACCTCCGACTTCGGGCATTGTTCCGCAGGGGGGTGGTGAGTCGATGAACGAATACATGAAGGGGATACAGTCTTTATTTGGCGAGGAGCGTATTAAGCCTTTATTGAGTCCGAGGGCACCACGGATTGGTACGAGATTTGGTAAGAGCAGTCGGATGAGTCCTTTGAGTGGGGGTGGTGATCCGATGCGTAAGTTAATGCAGCAGTACGGGACTCCGGGTGGTATTGAGAGTTTATACAAGAAAAAATGATTGAGTACATAATTATGGACCATTTACCGCAGAAACTTGGAGAAGATTTTGTGGACATGGGTATGTTGGCGTTTGGAGAGAGCGCTTTTAGCGGAAAAATTGATTTTGACGATCAGAAGTTGTTGGATATTGCGGAAAAGTATGCGGTTGAGCCGGGTCATGTATTGATTGTTGCTGTGGATGGTGGTGAGACTGTGGGTGTTTTTGCTGGAAACATAAGCGAATTTTACTTTAGTTCTGACAAATTTGCACGAGATGTGCTATGGTATGTGAGAGAAGAGTATAGAAAACTGGGTGTTGGACTGGGGTTATTGTCTATGTTTGAGACGTGGGCTAGTGGTGAGGGGGCCAAGATGGTTTACCTGAGTCAGGATTCTGGTATAAACATGGATAAGTTTACCCGTATACTAGACAAACGAGGATATAGTCTAGTTGGTGCAAATTATAGTTTAGGAGTTAACTGATGCGGTACTCGTTATTTGATCCATTATTTGATCGTAGGGTTTTTGGTGAGCCGAGTGGCGGCGGTGGAGGCGGCGGCGGTTCTTCTTCTAGTGACGACAGCAGCAGTTCTTCGGGTGGTTTTCTTAACGATCTTCAGATGGGTCTTGGTATAAAGGAAAAGGATCAGGATTACATAGACAGGACTGCGGCGACGATTCAAAAGACGCAGGGTGGCAGCGCGGCTTCTACATATTCGAACCAGATGGAGAACAAGGGTTTTGAGAGTAGTTACAACGCACCAGAGCCAGAACCTGAATCGAAGCCTACGCTAACTAAAGGCAATACGATTGGTCAGGTTTCTGCGGCGGGTCTGTATGCTGGTGATGGATTTGAGTGGGTTGAGACAACAACGTCTGGTGGTTCGGAGTTTTTAACGAGAACGTATACTGGAGCGGGTAAAGATAACGGGCTTGGTCAGGATACCATCTTTGGTAGTACCGCCCAGAGGGACATGAAGGAAACGATTGCTCAGATTTCTTTAAATGAGGGCAGTGCGTTTGCTGGGTCAAAGGCATCGGCTACGGACATTCCTGCTAACGATATTGGTATACCTACAGGGTTTTTCCCAGCTTCGAGTTCTTATGCGGAGCAGGTTGGTCAGGCTGATTACACGCCTAAAGTGACATATAGGGGTGAAGAGACAGCGGCTACTTCAAAGTCAGCAGCTACTCCAGATCCTGTTGATACGACGGTAGACGTAAGCTTAAAGCCAAAGATGAGACCAAAGGAAGAAGTTGGTCCGGCTTTTGATTATACGGGCGTAAGCATGGGTGAGTTGGGTCGAGGTGCACCCGAAGGTACGCTTTCTCCGGGCACTGTTAATTATGCGGGTGGTGTAGATCCAGAGATGGAAGTCTTATCTTCATTGAAGAATAGCAGTTCTGATCCGGTAGGCGAGGGCCTAATGAGCACTGGCGAGTACTTGATGGCACAGGATTACGAGAATCAAAGAACGGATTCTCCTGCATTGGCAGGTACACAGTTTGCGAGTGCTGGAAACTTATCTGGTTTAGCAACTGATTTTAATCCGTTAACTATTCCTTTGATGGACGAGACCGTAACAAAGCTGGATCCTATGTCGGCCCAAGAAGCGAGTTTTGAGCAGCCCGGCACAGATGCAGGATTAACGGAAGAGCAGTTAAGATTAGGTTTGCCGACAGATCCAGTGGATTTGTCTCGGTTTGAGCCTGAAAAAGAATCTTTGAAAGACAGTATTATAAAGGTTCTTGGCGGCGAGGATGTTATTTCTCGAGCGTTGGGCATAAGCGACTCATCTCTTGGAGATTTACAAAAAAACGTTTCTACAGGTATCGTAAGAGGTGGTGGAGCGTTGACCACGGGTCTCGGACAGACCTACGATCAGATGTTTAGACAGGACGATGATCCACTTACGCCGTATGATGAAAGCGGATTATTTAAAGCTGGACAAAAAATCTTCGGCTTTGGGGACGAAATGTCAGATGCCTATTCTAAGATGTCGGACAGCTACGAGGGTGATCAGGAAATATACAAAAACCTTAAATCATATGACGATGCTGTAGGATATGGACCCGGTCAGGTTGATAGGACTCTTTTACAAGCTGCTGGTAAAAAACCCGGGGACATTGTGCAGATGGGGCCTGATATGGGATTCGATGCAAGCACTGCTGCTCAGAAAACGGCTCAAGGAGCAGGGTCCACGGCTGGTCCGTTAGTTCTTTCTACTGTTCCTGTTGTTGGTCCTTTGCTTGGTATTGGCGCAGGTCAACAGTCTGTTGTGGGCGAGCTTTCGACAGAACTAGATAGGTTTATTGCAAGTGACCCTAGAATTAAAAACACACAACTTTATCGAGATGCACTGGCAGCGAATCAAGGAAATGAAGCCGAAGCAATACGAGCGATGCAACAACAGGCTCGTGGCGAAACTCAAAAATATGCCGCTGGTCTAGGTGGCGGTGCTACTGCTGCACAACTTGCTTTATTCAGTAAAGCTAATCCTTTTTTAGCCATGGCTGGAAGCGGTGCTACTGAGACTTTGCAAGAAGGTATTGGCGAAAGTTATTCTACAAACCGTATTCTTAACACTCTTATGCCAGAGTTAGGTTTACCGATAGAAAAGAAAGAAGTTCTTGAAGCGTCTGTTCCAGCGGCTGGTGCTGGTGTAACGGTTGCTGCGCCAACAGCAATACAACAGCTTGTGTCAAAAGGACCAGCCGCTACAACAGAAGGTCCAGCGCAATCGGGCGGAGATCAAACACCGGGTAGCGATCAAGCCTTTGTCCCTACCAGCGCAACAGCAGGACAGACTGCTACAGATCCGGCTGGGATACAAACAGAGTATGAGAAAGCTGCGGGTCTTGATACTACGCAAATGCGTCCTGAGATTGCGCCGGACAGAGTTACTGCTGCTGAAATGATTATGGAACAGCAAATCGAAGACGAAGGAGCGATTAACGTAGCAGAGGGGAGTCTTCAAGATTTTAATTTAACAGAGGAAGAAATAAACCTAGCGGCTGAACGTGCGATTACAAATCGTATGGACAAAGACGCGAAGATGCTTCGAGCGTTGGCTGAAGACTCTGTTGTAAACACAGGTGGAATTAGTTCAGAACTTGTAGAAGAAATGAATGCCAAGCTTAACCCTGATGTTGTGGCTAGGATTACGCAAGAAGCATTTAGCAATCCTCTTGTTACCAAGGACGGTGAGACTCGTGTAGATTTAGGGTTACAAAAGGCAGCGATAGAGGCGGCGCTTCAAAAACCACCTTCAGGTATTGAACAGGCTATGATTCCTCCGGTTGATGTTCAAACGTCTATACCTGCTATTGATAAAACAACACCCAAGGATAATACGGCAAAAGAGGACAGTGCTGTAGCTCGTGCCAATGAGGATCAGGCTGTGTTTGATGCAGCTAACGAAGCCATAGCGGAGTCAAAAAGAGAAGCTTCATTGGATCAACCAGAGACAGCACCCACAGAGACAACACTTGCTAATGTTGTTGAACAAGCCCTTAAAGCAGCAGATCAACCACAAGGAGAAGCTTCGTTTGCAGACGCTGTAAACTTGGTAAATGAAACGGGAAAATTTTCGCGTAGCTATCTGCAACGTGAGTTAGGAATTAAATACGGTCAAGCAAGTGATATTGTGGAGCAGATGGAAAATCAAGGACTTATTTCCAAGCCTAATTATGTTGGTAAAAGGACCGTAAATGAGGACGCACTTTCGGAAGCTGCTAGAGAGTTGTCATTAACGCAACCAGCAGCTTCACAACAAAGCGATGTTACAGAATTTACTGCTATTGGCACCGAAGATGGAGTCAAGTCACGAGGTGTTTTCACTAATGCGTTGGAAGCAAAAGCCAAGGCGCTTAGAGAAAACGTTGGTCCTGAAGCAGCAGAGGCATATGAAGCAGCCGTAAAAGCTCAGTTTTCTCCACCTAAACCAGAGGCTACAGAAGATGTGTCTGGCATAAAACAAGTTGCAGATACAAAAGACACAACCCCTAAACTGTCTCCGTTTACCGAAGAAGGTAGAAAAGGAATTGCTGCACTTAATACTAGCCCGTCCAAGGTTAATTTAAGTCAGACGGAAGAAGAGGTGGTCGTAGATACAAAACCACCATCACCGTTTACACCAGAGGGCAGACTTGAGATAGAAACTCAGACAGGACCATCTCAAGTTAACTTGTCTCCAGCGGAAAACGTAGAGGGGACGACAAATATTCCTGCGGTAGAACAAACCGCTGTTCAAGAAGAGCAAACTAAGGATGAAACTAAAAAATTCCTTCCTGTTATAGAGCAAACTATTTTGCCGGGTGAAGATGATGAGGAAACAGTCGAGGTAGAAGTTGATGATATACCTGAGACTGAAACTGAAACAGGTACTACAGTAGAGTTAAATTTAGATCTGCCATTCGTTGCTCCTGACATTGTTAAAGATGAAAACGGAAACGATACTTTTCAGTGTCCTGATGATTCATATACTCTGGTGCAAGGTCCTGATGGTCCAACTTGTAAGAAAAACGAAAAAGCATCCAGAATGAGGGCAGGTAGAAGCTTGTCACCATATACAAGGTTGAACATCCCAGAGGGATACAAAGGCCCGGGTCAAAAAAGAGAATCACCTAGAGCATGAACCTACAAGCCCTACCAGAAGAAGCCTTAAAAGAAATACTGGCTCTTACAGAGGCTAAGAAAAGATTAGAAACGAGGGAGAAAGCGCAAGAATATTTCATGCCCTTTGCTCACCACGTTTATGAAAACTTTATCGAGGGTAGGCACCACCGGATTATTGCTGAGAAGCTGGAAAAGGTGGCTCGAGGAGAGTTGAAGCGGTTAATTATCAACATGCCGCCACGTCACTCTAAGTCAGAGTTTGCTAGTTTTCTTATGCCAGCTTGGTTTTTGGGCCGTAATCCGAAGCTTAAAATCATTCAGGCTACGCACAATACGGAGTTGGCGGTACGATTTGGTAGAAAAGTGCGGGATTTAATCGATGATCCGCAATATAAAGACATTTTCCCTGATACCAATTTGAAAGAAGACAACAAAGGTGCAGGAAAATGGCAGACTGACAAGGGCGGTGAGTACTTTGCTGCTGGTGTGGGTGCTGCGGTCACGGGTCGTGGTGCGGATTTATTTGTTATTGACGATCCGCACTCGGAACAAGACGCTATGAGCGAGAGTGCGTTCGATAATGCATACGAATGGTACACGTCTGGACCTCGACAGCGTCTTCAACCGGGCGGTTCTATTATAATTGTTATGACAAGATGGGGTAAAAAAGACTTGACAGGCCGTTTGATGGCTGCACAGGGCGGTGACACCATGGCAGATCAGTGGGAAGTAGTGGAATTTCCTGCAATTTTACCTTCAGACAAGCCATTATGGCCTGAGTTCTGGGAAAAAGACGCATTGTTGTCGATTAAGGCGTCACTTCCTGTAGGAAAATGGAAT